TACTCGATTGCCTCCAATGGCGTTGCCACAAAGGACAAGGTTGGCGACACTCCTGTACGCTACATCGGTATCGGTCACTTCGGCTACATGAACGAGCAGGTCTATGCTGACGGCATCGAGTTCAACGTGGACGGAACATCTCAGGAGAACTTCGACCGCAACGTGATTGCCCTCGGCATGGGTCTCGACTACTCACTCGTTGAGCTGTCAGGCAAGGTGAACGGTGGCAACGGCACTCCCCAGGCCTTCAAGCTCATCAAGCTCGTGGAGCCCGCATCTTCTAACGAGATCGGCAACTAAACTCTCTCGCATACTTCGTAATGGAATCATAGTTCCTGACCGCCTGCTGGCTCCGATGCAACAGCAATAGGTTGACTGGCAGGCGGTTTCTCGAAGTTAATACCTAACAACAACTAACGTCTATCTGATTTATGAAGGAACTCGACGAAATCATCTACGACGCACTTACGGCGGACGAGACGCTGAACACCCTCACCGGTGGCCGCATCAAATCCACCTGCGTGGAAGTACCACCCACCGACGACGACAACACCCCTTTGCCCTACATCATCATCGCGGAGGAATCCGGCCAGAATGACCGGGGCACGAAGGACAGCCTGTGGGAAGGTGCCGACGACATGGTGAACGTAGGCGTGATTATCAGTGCCGTATCACCATCCGAGACCAAGCGTCTCCGCAAGATGGTACGCACAGCTGTCGAGCGTCATGTGGCCACCCTTCAGGAACCGCCCTACCTGCAATCGCTGTCATACGACGGCATTGCATGGGACTGGATGAAGCCTTGCTACTACGACACCCTTCATTATCAGTGCGACATGAACGCTAACATCCGTGAATATGAGCAAGAAGACTAAAGCCAATCAGACAGAACCGAAGCAGCCCGAATACGTGGGCGAGCTTCTGCTTAACGGACAGGCCACCGTAACCGCCAAGAGTCGTGAAGAACTGGCCGAGATGGTCAACGCCATCCCAGCCGATTGCAGCTACGCGGTCGGAGCCGTCGGGTACAACTCTGAGAGCGGCATGTACTGTCTCTGCATTCACCTCACAAACAATTATAAGCCATGATTTTGAAAGGACAAAACTTCCGTATTCTGACACTTGTGAGCAACGCTTTCAAGTGTGTAGGCATGGCCACCAACTGTACGGTCACTTTGACGAACAACACCGACGATGCTGCCACGAAAGACGACGTGGGAATGGCTGCCAAGCCTACCATGACCAGTCAGGGATGGAGCGTCAGCGTGGAATCGCTCGACGTGACGGATGCAGCAGCCATGCTTACGGCCATCAAGAGTCTCACTCCGTTCACGCTCTTGTGGGACGAGACCTCAACCACTGACAACCAGACGGGACTCAATGCGACCTTTGCACGCAAAGGCAGGGCGTTCCTTAACGATTTAACTCTCACCTTCAACGACCGAGAGAACTCGGCAAAGTCTCTCCAATTCACAGGAAGCGGACATCTGGAGAAAATCTCCACTGCTCCTACCTATGCAGCCGTTGCCGCCGGTGCCTACACCAAGGGCCAGTTCGTGCGGCTGTTCCTAAGCAGCGACAACTCCACCACGCCGTCGGCAGTCATTGCCGCCGCCAAGCAGCTATCGCTCCATGTGTCGATGTCGCTTGAGAGTGCCACCACCAAGGACACCCAGGGCAACTGGGACATCCAGGAGCCTACGGGTCTCAGCTACGACATCAGCACATCCGCACTTGTTCGTGGCAACGACACCATCACGTCGAGCGTAGGTGCACAGGCATTTGCCGACATCGAGGAAATCTACGAGGCCGGCACACCCGTCAAGTGGCAGATTGCCAACGTCAGCGGTGACAACCAGCGCACCAAGGGCACCATCATTGCCAGCGGCAGTGCACTGCTCACACAGCTCACCGTGCAGGCCGCCAACCGCGCCAATGCCACCTACGACGCACAGCTCTCCGGCTACGGAGTCTACGACGTGGCCGCCTAAGCATCCCCAATCAAATCGCCTGCCCGTCTCGCTTACTCTTCATCGCCAGCGGGTGGGCGGTTTTTAATCATTCAAAAAAATTGGAACTATGATCAAGAAAGAAATCACCATTTGCGGCAAGCCCGTCACGCTTGCCTATTGCTATGCCACCGAAATCGCCTACAAAGACTGCTCAGGCGAAGACATACTGGCATTCCTCACCGAAGCCTTTCCGCTCATTCAGCAGCAGCAGATGCCCGACGTGAAGAAGACGCTTTTCCTCATCATCGCCTCCATGCTCTCCTATTATGAAGACGATGAGAAACTGCCCGTCACCGACAAGGACATGATGCACGAGGCAACGCCCCAGGAGATAGGCACAGCCCTCGGCACCATCATCGCCCTCCGCGCACAGTTCTACCACGTCCCCGACGATGAACCCAAAGACAAGCCGGCGGCAGAAGGGGCAGAAGGAAAAAACTGACAAACGCCCGCGACATCTACCAACTGCTCGTGGGCGAGATAGGAATCCCCCGCCGTGAATTTCTCTACGAATTGCGATTCTGGGAAGTGCGACGCATCATACGCGGCTACCGCAGGCGCAACCGATTGTCACATCAGCTGCTTGCCGAATGTGCCTACGCCTCCATCCACACCATGCGCGACCCCAAGGGCAAGACCGTGGAAGACCTGTTCCCGGCACTCTTCGAAGACGATGAGCAGATACCCAGCGGCCCCGCGCTCACACAGGATGAGGTCAGCGAATTGCAGGCCGACATCGAACAATGGAACAGCCAGAAGTAAACCCCCGCCACATAGCGAGGGTTTTTAAATAGTATCAAAAATATGGCAGCACAAAGTGTCCTCAAATTAAAGGTTGACAGTTCTGAATACAATTCCAAGATACAGCGGGCCACCACCGGCCTGATGCACCTCAGCGCGGCACTCAAGGAATCGGGCAAGTCATTCTCCGATGCCGACAAAGACCAGGTAGCCTATATCCGAGAACTCGGTAAGATGGAAACTTCGACCAAATCTGCCCGTGGTCGTGTTAACGAACTATCCAAGGCTTTCGTTGAGTTGTCGAACATTGAAAAGAATATGACCGAGCAGGAAAAGAAATCTGCCGCAGGTCAGGCACTATCTAAAAGCCTTGCCGAACTGAAAACAAGAGCCATTGAGAGCAAGAAAGAACTTGCGGAACTCAATTCTCAGCTCGACCCTGTGAAGACGGGCTCATCAGGACTCAGCAGTGTTATTAATGAGCTGGGTGGTCGATTTGGCATATCAAATGACCTCATGGGAATGCTAACCACCGGCACCGTGGCATATACTGCTGCAATCGGTGGAGCCGTCACAGCCGTGGCCGCTGCCACTAAGCAGTGGGCTGAATATAACACTGAGCTTGCCCGTCAAGATCAGATAACAACCGTTACCACAGGACTGAAAGGAGGTGATGCCGACAGAATGACCGATGCCGCCCGTTCACTCAGTCGCGTTTATGGCTCAGACTTCCGCGAAGTGATTAATGCAGCCAACATCCTGATGACTCAGTTCGGACAGACTGGAGATGAAGCAATCCAGCTGTTGCGCGACGGTATGCAAGGAATGATTCAGGGAGACGGGCCGAAACTGCTTTCCATGATTCAGCAGTACGCACCGGCATTCCGCGATGCTGGAGTCAGTGCTTCTCAGCTTGTGGCTGTTATTCAGAACTCAGAAGGTGGTTTGTTCACCGACCAGAACATGAACGCCATCGTGATGGGTATCAAGAACATCCGACTGATGACCAACGCCACGAGTGAAGCACTTGGACAGTTGGGAATCAACGGGGAAGAAATGACCCGTAAGCTGAACGACGGTTCAATGTCCGTTTTCGATGCATTAAAGCAGGTTGCCACTGCCGTACAAAATACCAGCAGCAGCAGCCAGGCTGCCGGACAAGTAATGCAGCAGGTGTTTGGCCGTCAGGGAGCAATGGCGGGCACAAAGTTGGGCGAGGCTATCGCATCGCTCAATCTTAATCTCGAAGAGACTAAGACCCAGACGGGAGAGGTAGGAGAGTCGATGAAAGAATTGGAACTGGCCAATGAACGGCTCGACAAAGCACTCCGCGATACATTCGGCTATGATGGATGGCAGACAATGGCCAACGGAATCAAGACCGACCTTGTGGGAGCATTGGCTTCTGTGCTTGAATTGACTGAAAGTATAAAAAATTCAGTCGTCGGCAAAATAGGCACGACTATATTTGAACGCATTATGTCATCCGCAAATCCCGTTCTTAATGCCCTCAAGCAGATACGGACATTGATGGGACTTATCCGTGGCGATTCCGGCTCATCCAATGGAGCACCAGATAACTTCACCGGTCCGCACGGCTCTTTCAAAAATCAATCGTTCAACTTCCAGTCGATAATGGGCGAGGAAGGCGTGGTCGTTACTGCCAACAGGCCAGTCAAAACGGGTGGAGGAAGAGGTGGTGGCGGTGCCCGAACAGGTGGCGGTGGCGGCCGCAATACATCCCCGCCAAAAAAGACACCACTTGAGTTGCTTCAGGAACGTACAAATCGCATAGACTATTCACAATTCTATACCGCAGTTGCTAATAGAAGTGAAGAAATTGAACTGCCTGTTAAGCCAACCGTCGTCTTGCAAAGCCCAGAAGAACTGAAGGCCGAACTCGACGCCATGTACCCCACAGACGATCCATACGAACTGCCTATTAAACCAGTCGTCAAAGATGCGAAAAAAGACATGCAAGGCTTTCAGAAAGCCGCTGGGCTTGCAGCCCAAGCCGTTTCGAGCATCGGTGATGCCTTCAATGCCATCGAAGACCCGTCGGCCAAGGCCGCAGGCATGGTGATGCAAGCCATTGCCAGCATTGCCCTCGGTTTTGCAACGGCATCCACCAATGCCAATACAGCCGGAACAGGTTGGGGCTGGCTCGCATGGCTGGCAGCAGGTGCAGCAGCAATGGCAACCACCATCAGCACCATCCACTCGCTCACCAATCTCTCTGAAGGCGGATTTATTCCGGGCAATTCATATTCTGGTGATAACATCCCAGGGAATGGAGGCACGGTCGGACTAAACAGCGGCGAGCTGGTGCTCAACCGTAGCCAGCAAAACAACCTCGCCAACGCCCTCCAAGGCGGTCCGCAGGGGCTCAACCTCCGTGCAGTTGTCAGCGGCGAGCAGATAGTGCTCGTTGCCAACCGCTCGCTGAAGCGAAGAGGCAAAGGTGAATTGGTAACATGGAAGTAATTAACCATAGGCCGTCGCTCATTGGCGGCTAAAAAAGAATAAGAACATGACAGGCAAAGACATCAAGCTCATACTCTCGCAGAATGGCACCGCCATTGCCGCCACCCGCATACGCACCAACGACATACAGTCGCAGGCCGCTCTCATCGAGAAAGCCAGCTCCACCCAGCAAGACTGGAAGGAATACATTGCAGGCCGAAAAGAGTGGACACTGACCGTCGGCTACCTCGTACTCGCGTCCCCTCAGATACGCGACCTCCTGAAAGCCGGTCAGACATTCGACATCACCATGACCGCCGACGATGGCACAGACACATCCACCATCACCGGCCAAGCCATCCTCGAACAAGTCAAGCAATCCGCCAACATCGGCTCGCTCGCCCAAGGCTCCTACAGTTTCCGAGGCAACGGCCCCCTGCAATAAGAAACCGCCGCCCATTCAGGCAGCGGCTTCTTATTTATGGTAGGCATCCTTCATGGCAGGCAGCGTCTCTGTCGCTGCATCACCACGAACCAGTCCAGGGCTCCGCCCATTCATCGTTCAGCGTAATCGTAAACGCCCCCGAAGTGCTGAACAACGCCCCCGAGAACTCCGTGGCCCTGTTCGCCATGAACGGAGCCTCCGCCACATTCACCATTCCGATAATATCATTGTCAGCATCCCGAGCAGAGACCGTCAGCGGCGTAGTCCATTCCGTAGCAGAAGAAAACCCGAAGAAGCTCACCGCCATCCCGGTTGTGCCAATATAAGAATCCGGCACCGCCACGCTCATCTCTTCATTGTCCCTCATTTCCGCAGGCTGTCCCGTCAGATAGTCCAATCCCGCATACCATTTCCCAGGCAAAACCACCACCGTGGCCGTGCCGTCAGGTACGGCATCAGTCGCAGTTATCTTCAGCTTTGTCACAACCCTGTCGAGAGCCACCGAATAAGCCGAAGCCGAAGCACCGCCCACAGTCACGCTCATCGCTTTCCAGAACGTATCTCGCACAGACCCCCACGAGATAACCGTCCCATTAATCACCGGGCTCGTACCTCTGCTCACCACAAAATAAATCCGATGCTCACCATAGGCCAGCGTAGGCGCAGGCGTACCAAAGTCCGCATCCGTCGATACCTGATGCACCGTCTGCACCAGCACCCCATCCACATAATCAAACAGCCACAAGTCCGTCATCTCCTTCCCATCCGCCGACAGTGATCCGCGCGTAAACACCGGCGAGTTCCAATTCCCTTGCACGTCAAAGCTCACCTTCTTGACCCCCGCTTCTTCAATCATTACATCCTTTCCGCAGCCCGTGATCATAGCCACGGCAACCGCCAAAAATAAAAATTTCTTCATAATCGTATAGTTAAAGGTTAGAAAAATGTCTCGTTTATTGTAGGTTTCGATTCTATCGCAACATCACCGCAACTTCAGCTTCTCAAATTCACTGTAAACATCCTGCGCCAGCACTTTTGCATAGCGTTGCGTTTGCGTAATCCGCGAATGCCCAAGCATCTTCGACACCCTTTCCAGGGCCACGCCTTCATGCAGTGCCCACGTTGCAAACGTATGTCGCCCCACATGGCTGGTCAGCCGCTTCGACAATCCCGTGGCCTCCGCTATCTTCTTCAGGTTCCTGTTATACACTTGCACAGCCACCTTCGGCAATTCACCGCCATATTTCTCCACAACCGCCAATGCCTTGGGCAGCAGTTGTACATAGTAAGTCACACCCGTCTTCACTCGGTGCCCGGCCATCAGATAACGGCCACCCTCATACCGGCACTGATCCAGCGAGAACGACTGCATATCAGCATACGCCATGCCCGTGTAAGCCTGGAAAACGAACATATCACGAGCAGCCGCCATCATGGAACCGTCTATGAGCGTCAGCCCCTCAATTCGTGCGAGCTCATCCTTCGAAAGAAACTCCACCGTCTCCTTGTCGCCGCGCTTAATGTCGCCCTTCATGCGGTCATATGGATTGGCCGTAATAATCCCGAACTTCAGCGCACGACCCAGCAGAGCCTTGATGTCCTTGTGATAGTTCCTCACAGTTGCCTGCCCGATAAACTCCACAGGCTTGCCAGCCTTCACCTCCGCATCCGTCTGGTGCTTCTTAATCCTATGCAGGTAAGAATCCCAGCGGTGAATATTCTCCACCGTAAGGTCCGACCACTTGCACATAATGCCCGACTCGATGAACACTGCCACCGATACCCGATAATGAGCAGCCGTTCCTTTCTTCACGCCAAGCCGACCAACTTCATCGGCCATCCATGCCACCATATCCTCGGAATCGTTCACCTTCTTTCGGTTGTCAGGCGCAAACACCCGCTTTCTGACTTCCTCAATATTAATGTCGGCCTCGCAGCCTTCCTGCATCTTTTCATTTATAATTCTATCCACGCGGTCGAGCATAATTCTGACACGCTCGTTCAGCGCATCCGCATCGCCACGGTTAACGATCTGCCCGAACTTCCATTCACGCGCACGCACGCTCACGCCCGTATTGATATAATATGAACGTCTGTCCACGGTCACGCGCACTTCCACAGGCGCATTCCCATCCTTAGAGAACCGCCCGCGATGATTATATATTATTGCCGTCCTAATCATTATTTTTTCGATTTATAGGTAAACATTCAAAATATGGGGAAACAAGTGGGTAAACATTGGGGAAACATTCAGTCATTTAAACCATTCAAAACCCCTTAAACCCCTTTTATATAATTCCTTCAAAAATCCCCGAAAACCCCTGTATTTATCGGCATTCCCGCCTCCTCCGTGGCGGTCCCCGCTCATCGCCCATGTGATTCCGTTGGGATTCGAACGGAATGCGGGGAAAGCCTTTATTTATGGTGGTTTTGGGCGTTTGCATTTTTTTGTATGGGGAAACATTTGGCTTATTTTCTGGCTTTTTTCTCTTCTGCGACACCGATGGGGAAGGTGTAATTGATGCCTACACCAGCATTGAGTTTGCGATAAAGTTCGGAGATTTCTTTGCGAAGCTGGAAGATAATCTCATCCTTGTCGGAGATGGTGTGCTGGAGGTCAGAAATTCTTTCTTTAAGCGTATTGATTGTTTCTTCTTTTGCAGCAAGTAATTCCGAATTGTTTGTTGATGATTTGCGTGCTTTTTCAGCTTTTCTTTTTTCTATAACTTCATGGTCAGGATTGTGCATATTAATAATTTCGTCATCTGGAACGTTTTCCAACAGCATGTATTCGCTTTTACCTGTCATGTAGTTGATATTTAACTCTCCCTTTGAGGCACGTATTAGTGCGTTCATAGTGTCCACAGATACTTTTTTTGTACCATTATTGTACCGGGATATTAGTCCAGGTTCAATTCCAATAAGGGCACATAACTCTCCTTTTCTGAGCATGAGCACATCCAACAGATAATTGAAGGCACGCAAAAATGGTGCATTCCACTTTTTTCTTTCTTCGATTTTCTGTTCAGAATCCATATTTGTACTATATTAGTCTTAAATTATATTAAATTTGTACCAATTTTGTACCATTGTTTGTTTTTAGTTTGTATATTTGCACCCAAAAGCAAGCAAGTAGCACAACGGGCACAAGAATAGCCGTCAGACGCAAGACGTCTTTTCAACAAAAGCGCACTCGGCATTTTTGCAAACACTTTGGCGAGTGTATGGGTTGCAAATATACAATTTCTTTTGCCTCGTTGTGTGAAAGCAAGCAAAATATTAAGATAAATTAAAACAAATATGGTAAAAGACAAAGTTACAAAACAAGATCTGATGAAGCTCAACGTGGGTGACCAGAAGGTGTTCACATTGCCGAGTTGGAACTTGGCTCGAAGTGCTCAAAGTTATGCTAACCAGCAGAAAAAAGCAACTTTGGGGACACCGAATCAGCGAGAGTTCAAAGCTGTGGTCGGTGATCCTGACCCTGAAAGCGGGAGATGTAGTGTAACCATCACAAGATTATCGTAACTATGGACAGAATACTGAGGGCAGAGATAGTGACCACGGTTAGACAGACAATGACGGAGGTGCTGGAAGGTGCCGACGAGGTGTGGCTGTCGCCGGAGGAGTTCTGCAAGCAGTTCGGGATGTTCACCGCAGAATGGCTGAAGAGGAATGGCGAGCTGCTGCCAAGAGAGAAGGCTTGCGTGGTGATGCCGGATGGAACGGTAAAGGAGACACGCAGCTGGGCATATCCCAAGCATCGCATCAATAGGATGATTGCGGAGGGTAGGCTGAGACAAATGGCCGCTTCCAAGTAGCGGCATCAAGGAAGGAAAAGCCGGAATAATTTGGAAGCAAACCGGCAATGGAATAAGGGGATGTTTGGCCGACCGTTCAGCGGTGATCCACCGAAATGCCTCGGATGAGCAGGGGGTTCGAATCCCTCACCTTCCACAAAGTGTATGGAAAAGCCAGGTGGTACGTGTACCATCAGACGAACGTACCGGCTAACAGGATGGTTGCACGTCCTCTACGTGTAGAGGTAACGGGAAGCGCACACAGGTCGGTAGGAGGCAACAAAGTGGCACGAGTAACAGGGAAGGACATCCTGGGAAAGTGGAAGATGGAGGCGAAAGCAATCTGTGAGCGAAGAGGCATGCGAGGAAAGCGCATGAAGAGCCAGGACAGCAGCCGAACTAAGACTCTAATGCGGCCACTATGTAGTGACGGTCCCAAGCCCGTGATAATGCAGAGGGGAGTTTAAATGGTATGCCGTGTAATTGGTAAGCGCGGGTTCGAATCCCGCAGTCACCAGCCGAAAGGAAACAGGCGACTACCCACGAGGGTGGTGTAGCAGGTTCGATTCCTGCCGCGGCAACAAAGTAGCCTGTGAAGGCGAAACGTCGATAATATAATAGGTTAAACATGGGCGGGCATGGCCCTTAATGGCCAGGTAACGCTGGCCGCCCGCTTTTGAAAGGCTTTTTTTTCTTTTGTCATTAATACTAATGCCGGCATAAAGGATGCTGTCGGGTGAGAGCCCCGGTTTTTAGTGCTTTTATTACAACGGGCTGCAATTTTTCCGATTGCGTTGTGGCTCCGGGAGCCAACGGAACAAGGCTTTAAACCGGGGGCTTGGCGGTGGAGCAGTAACCGCCACTTTTTTTGCGATAGAATCGCATTCAAGAAACGGGACATTTATTCACTAAAATATTAAGGCTATGAAGGAATTTTTCAAAATCATGGGGAAGGACATCTATGATGAGCACTTCACCCGCAAGGAGTATGTGATCTACGGCATTCTTACGCCGATAGTGCTGGTTGCTCTGATGGCTTTGGCCGGATGGTTAGAAACTATGTGATGGATGATGAGGACATGAGGCATAGGCCTGGTCCGCGTATCATGCCAACCTCACGAAGAGGCAGGATGCTTTCAAAATATGAAGGCTACGGTGACGTTCCAGATGGATTCGTCACCGTAGATATTTCTATACTCGATGGTCAGATACCCAAGGACGCTCGTTGGCTTAGTAACAGGAAACTGTGTATTTCCATCAAGGATTTTGCAAGGGCAAGAAAGTTGACTATCTATGAACAATGGACACTTTTCCAACATTTGAATATAAATCTGTTCTACAATGAAGGGAATCAGCGCAGATGGTACCCGCCAAGTTTCAAGGAAGCACTCATCGCAGCCGACAAAGCCGGGAAGATGAGTGAATTCACCGACTTGTTCTATGACATCCGACGAGACGATCCAGAGACCGTGAAACATTTGGAAGAATCTATAAGTGAATGGCAAAAGAAACTCGACATTGTGAGTCAGGATGTTTGGACCGCTCAATCAAATCTGAAACTGCTGTATGACAAAGTGAATTACAACAGCATTCTTACTCTTCAAGAACGCAAGAAGCTCAACATGTACGAAAATTGTGTACGCGAAAATGAGCCTGTTAAAATTGCTCTGGAAGCGAAGGTGAGAGCATTACGTGACTAATTTTAAATAAATCTAAATATATGCTGACACATTACATGCAACCCCAAGAGATTCTGCCGGAGTTTTGGCAAGACTTCAAACGCTCGACCTATTGGATGACCAAGCAATCGGGCGGAGACAAGGGAAGTATCATGGCTTTGAAAGAGATAACGTATTATTTGCATCAAACCGACGATTTCAAGCGCACGGAAACCGTATTCTACGATTCTCCCAAGACTGGGAATCATTGGATGATGTGGGATGCCGTAAGGATGACACGAAACGGATTGAAGCCTGAGTTCTACCGCGTATGTTTCCGTATGCTTGAAAAATATATGTGCGTAATGGTTCCGACGACATTCAATGTTGAGAATAAGAAGATGAGTGGTGTCACCATCTATACGCCACACCTATTCCTGCGGATGCATGAACGTTTAGGTGTTGACATGACCGACCGGCTGAAAGTCATCAGAAACTTCTGTGAGAACTTTGTAGTCACAATGATGGACATCCGAGAACCGCGTGGTGACGAAAAGCATGACCAGATAGTGTGCCGACTTCCAGGTTCATGGATGCGCGGACATTTTATCAGGGTTAAAGATGAATACGTCATCATTTATCGGACATACTACACCGACAAGACACTGACACCCTATCAGTTCAAGGAATTGAAATCATTCCGAAAGGTTGCCGACAAAATTAAGAACTACGGCGACTATGAAGAATATCTAAAACAAAAACAACAATAATTAAGAAGATTATGGAATTTGAAGGAAGAATTATCAGAGTGCTGCCTACGAGGGGCGGCACCAGTCAGCGAGGTAATGAATGGAAGGCACTGCCTTTCGTGTTTGCGTACTACGAGACTCCAGACCAGCGATGGGAGGACAAGGTATTGCTGGAGACCTTCGACACCAATCAGATGGCACAGATTGCACAGTTCTGTGAAATCGGAGCAGATGGAAAGGTGGTCGTTGAAAACGGAAACGTGAAACTGAAGATGCTCGACATCAAGTGCAAGTGCGGATTCTCACACAATGTAAAGGATGTTACACGAAGAGACGGCAGCGGTACCGCAACTATCAACGAAATGAAATGCTACAAGCTGGAGATTATCGGTCAGCCCCAACAGCAGCCCCAACAACAGCCTACAGCACCGCCAGCACCGGCAGTAATGCCAATACCAGCCGACACCGACGACCTGCCCTTCTGACAATCATAAATTAGGAACTATGGAGAAGAACAGCAATCTGAAATATCCAGAAGAGGCGAACATCTTGAAACCCAAGGACGGGAGAAAGAAGAAACCGCTACCGACGATCACCGTCGAGAAGGTGCCTAATGGCTACGTGCTTAAATTCGACGGGATGAAGAAGCGTGAAGGATTCCTTTATTTTTCCCCTGAGAAACTGCTGGAAGGCTTCATGTGTCACATCGGTCTTCACATGACTGATGAGCTTGATACGGACATGATGAAAGACTTCATCGTCGGGGCCATCAATTACAGCACCAACGAGAAATGTATCAAGGAGATTGAACGCCTGAATTCAGAAATAAAAGCCGTCACACGCTCGCGTAACGGAATGGGACGGAGATTAATCGAAGAGCGTACACGTCTGCTGAAAGTGATAGATATTGTTGAAGAGCTTGAACTCTACGTCAAAAAGGAGAACAGGACGGAATATAACAACCTACGGAAGAAACTGCCCAGAGTGAAGCCGCTTACCCTGGAAGAACTCGGCATCATTAATGATGATACCGAGAATGAGGAAGAGGTGGACGAAGAAGAACTCAAACGCAAGCAAGAAGAAAGACGTGAACGTGACCGTGCCCGCCAGCGTAAAAAATACGCGGAGCAGCGCGATAAATATATTAGAGGAGCATGATATGCCAGAAAATAACAATAATCTGCCGGAACTGACCAATGCAGAGGATTTACGACTTGAACAACTGCGACCTTACCTGCTCGACCCACGGGAGGACTACCCAGAGCCTTATTATATGCTCGAATACAATGGCGTGCCGTTCTCCACGATTGGCGGTTTGGGTGCCATTAGCGGTCAGAAAAAGAATGGTAAGTCATTCGTTCTGACCCAACTGATGGCGGCGGTTCTCGGCAATGGCTGCGAGCGCACCAACCTGTTTCTTCCAGGATTGAAGGTGCCCGAGCGCACGCTTGAATACCTCGGCCATGAGCCGCGAGTGCTCTACGTCGATACAGAGATGGAAAAACTGAACAGCGCGAAGGTATTGAGGCGAGTGCACTGGCTATGCGATTGGGACATGAAATACCCCAATGAGCGGTTCAATGTCCTATGGCTGAAGAATATGCCCAAGGACGGTGACAAACGCCCGTACAAGCAACGATATGACCTCATACGGCTCGCTATTGACGCATTGTCGCCCGATATCGTATTCATTGACGGTCTGCGTGACCTGCTCGCCTCCATCAACGATGAAGAGAGCGGCACACAGATACTCGATGAGTTGGCGAGTATGGCAGAAGAACGCCACATGTGCATTTGGAATGCCTTGCACCAAAACCCCAACGGCAAGACCGACGATGATGCAAAGATGCGCGGATGGATTGGTACTGAGTTGGGCAATAAGGTGAGCGATACGCTGGTGAGTATTAAGTCGAAGACTGCAAGCGGCGTTACGTTTACGGTGAAACAGCAGGATGCCCGAGGCAAGGACCTTGACGATTGGAAGTTCCAGGTGACCGACGATGCCGGCAACCTTGGAATACCACGTATCACAAACAGCGGTTTCAATCTCCCGAGCAAGTCGAAGGAGGAAGCGCAATGCGATGACGTGGCCATTATCCGTGAATGGATAGAGCAGGCGAGCGGTCAGTACAACTGGCCGATGACCAGGGCAGACGTGAAGAAGCTCATTTTCGGGCAGATCGGAGGGCAGAAGAATAAGGAGAAGCAACAAGCAGACCTCATGGCCGCAATCAATATGCACTATCTGGAAGAATCCACGGTCAAGGTAAACGGCTATTACATGCTCCAGCCACCTGAAGAGATGCCGTTTTAAAACGGTGACCCAACTCTGGTTGTATCCCTAAAGGGATACAGAACGGTGACCCAAAGCCCAACCGCCTGCGGGATGCGATGCCTGCCCGCCTTGAAAGGGGCGGGCTGACGGCAGCGAATCCACACACGCGGGCGACGCGCGTACACGCGCACGTTTTGGTTTTACATATAATCTTTTCAAATTATGCCGAAAATCAACGAAGATATTATCAGGGCGGTTAATGACGCAGCCAAGATTGAGGACGTTGTAAGTGACTTTGTTAAGCTACGGAAGTCGGGCGTGAACTATACAGGTATCTGCCCGTTTCATGACGATAAGCACGACGGCAACTTCATCGTGAGGCCTTCATCTGTCAGCGAGAAGCGCGGCGGCAACACATACCGCTGTTTCGTCTGCGATAAGAAAGGCGGTCCCGTTCAATTCCTCATGGATGCAGAGCATATGACATTCCCAGATGCTATCCGCTATCTCGGTAAAAAATATTGTATAGACGTGGATGACGTACCGCTCGACTGGACACCGCCACCCCCACGACCGGCACCGCCAACATTGCCCGTACTGGAGATACCACGAGAATGGGTGAAGCGGACAATGGAGATTGATAACACGCTCGTCGGTTGGATTCCTATCTTGGGATGGGACAGTTCACAGCGCGACCGCATCAGCGAAGCCCTGTGGCTGTATTGCATAGGGGGATGGAGAGACGGGCGCACGGTGTTCTGGATGATTGACCAGAACGGCATACCGCGAGCAGCCAAGATGATGCGGTACAAGTCCGACGGGCACCGCGACAAATCGCGCAACCCTGGCTGGATATACAACCAGGACGGATGTCGCGAGATATGCAAGCCCGATGAGCACGAGGTGCTGAAGCCGCTATTCGGCATGCACCTGCTGAACCGCTACCCGAAGGCCACCGTGAAAATAGTGGAAAGCGAAAAGACCGCGCTGCTGATGGCAATCGCCTACGGCAACCATGCTGGTCAAGTGTGGATGGCTTGCGGTGGGCTGGAGAACCTGAACCGCGAGAAGCTGAAGCCGATAATTGAGCAGAAACGCGACATCATCCTATACCCTGACCGCGATGGGATTGCGAAATGGAAGGCGAAGGCCGAGAACCTACACTATGACCGCGTGACTGTGGACTGTAAGCCGGTGACGGAATGGTGGAGACCCGAGGATGGTGAGAAGGCCGACATTGCCGACGTGGTGATAAGAATGATAAACAATTCGAAGACGTATAAGACCACCGAGGAAGTGGTGGCCGATATGCCCAAACTGAAGGCACTGCACGACAAATTCAATTTAGAGATTGCCAACAATGAGAAGTGAACAAAAGCAAGTACAAGAAGGCGGTCATGCCACCTTCAGCGTAAAGATAACGCAAGGTATGTACGACTTGGTAAACATACTATGCGAAGGACTACAACACGGAACCAACGGCAACGACCTCTTCAAGATGTTCATACAAACGTTTATTGAGTCAGCCAAACATGAAGGCCCCATCTCGCCCGAAATGCAACACTTTCTTAATCTGCTGAAGATGGAACCAGGTTGGAACAAGGCATTCAACTTCACGGATGTAACGGCATCCACTGAAATTGCACAAGTGATACTGATACTTCAGCAGAATGGCAGGCACGGCTTTGGGCTGACCATGATAGATAAACCTTTCATGGGCGAATCCACTGAGACGCGCTGCGTGGACACCATCATCGAAAGAGTCATCAAGTTAAGCTCGCCGGAGTTGTACAAGACACTTGAAAAGGTAGGCAAACGGCTTTGTTGCAATTCCATCCGTGAGACCTTGACAGTCCTGAGCGAGCACATGAATGACACACTCGACAAAGAGGAAGACCGAGAGGAACTGCCAGGATTTGGAAACTACCATGACTATGGCAAGCCCATCGAATACGGACAGCGCACGAAACGCAAGAAACACCGCACACCCGACTCACTGGCCAACAGTCAGCAGACCATCCGCTTCACGGAAGAGGACAAGCTCACGGCACAGGATGAAGTGGACAGCGGCAAGGATATGGACAAAGAAATGGGCTTCCGGCCAATCGGCGGGGAGTGGTAAACAACGATATTTAACTAATTAAACAAATATTTAGGAACTATGGCAAAAATCAAATTGACACGCAGGACTTTTTCTGCAACAGTAGCAAAAACGATGGACAATGCCGATGGACTTGAAGGCATGTTCACCAAGGCCCTAATGGGTAAGACAGTAAAGGAATACTTGTCCGAACAACCAGACAACCAAACGCTGTGGGTAGATACCGACAAGGTGGTATGTGTGACCGACCTCACAGAAGAGAAAACGACGCATGACATCGTGTTTGGTATCATGTTTCAGTTTCAGCCGAAAATCAGCGATATTGTATGGATAGACGGCAAGGATTTCGAGGCATTCATGGAAGCCTGGAAAGGAAAGTGATACTGACGGTATGAGCCGAGATAAACGATACCAGCGACTGCTGAACGACCGCCGATGGTGGGGCGAGGGAGGCGTGAAGGTACAAGTGTGGCAACGGGCTGGTGGACTATGCGAGGAGTGCATGAAGGAGGGCATCGTCACGCCGGGCGTTGACTGCCACCACATTGTGCCCGTGGAGACCGGCCGAACCATTCAGGAGATGGAGCGGCTGGCCTACGACGTGAATAACTGCCGTCTACTGTGCATCCCCCATCACATCGCGGCTCATGTCGCGCTGCGAAGCCACACCCGCGAGAACGTACAGGAGCGCAAGCAGCAGAAGCGCACCGACTTCATGCGACGCAACGACCCGAACTTCATCGAAGATAAACCATCCGACCATTCTGCCGTGAATGATAAATAACATAGCGTATGTGGTACAATAACCTTTGGTGGCAGGAAAACTATGTAGAGGCCAACATCTCCCAGAACTTCATGGTAGAGGGATTGACCGAGCAGATGCAACAGCTCGACCATCTGCTCGCCACCAATCCCGAGATGGAGGCGAAGATGCGGCGCGTCATCTCTAAGGTGCTCATCAAGGCACAGAGCAAGATGCGAAGGGATGTCGGCACCGACCTGCCCAACGACCCACGCAATGCGGCCAAGGCCGTGCGCAAAGCTGTCTATCGTCAGATACTTGGTGGTAACATCAACATCCTACGCAAGCGACGGGCCACCGAAGGAGCCAGCAGCTACACGCCAACACGTACACTGAAGAGCGGACAGCGAGGCGGCAACCGACGGCTGCGCAGCGAGCGCACCATGCGCATGGAAGCCTACAATGCCAGCGACCGTGGCTTCATCCTCTATTGGCTGAACAGTGGGACCAAAGGCCGAACGATGGGCAAGTACCAGAGCGATCCGCGTCGCGGCAACGTGAAGCGAGGCTCGCAAGGTGGCGACGTAAGCAAGTACGGAAAGACCGTGAACACCGGCTCGCGTGGCTCCATCAGTGCCCGCAACATCTTCTCAAAGCACCTCATCGAGCTGTCCGACTTTATAGACATGAGTCTGACCAAGGAGTTCGGCGACCTGATACAGAAATCCCTTTGATTACCTTCATACAGTCGTGATAGCCCCTCGTCCACCTGAACCTGGGGCTATCTCTTTTATTTCAAGGCCCGAAATTCCGAAAT